ATGGAGCTTCCTCTGCGCTTTCCTAAGACTATAGCTGAATATGCCCGTACGCTGGCTATTGCTTTTGATGCTGCTGTGGTGCGGTGCAAATTTTGCTTCAACGCTCTTAACTATCTTGATCTTTCTAATTTTGATGCAAAGCATCTACAATTGATTTGGAGAGACTTGAGGGTGTTTGGTGTGTGCGGATCCTGTTTGAAGGATAGTGCTAAGTTCGAGATTACGCACTACTACAGCCACTCAGAATTGCCAGTGGAATTGCACAGACAGGGCAAACTCGTGAAGCTAAAAGTAAGGTGTGTACTGTGCTATAGGATTCTGTCCTATGCAGAAAAACTGCAGTTGATAGCAGAACAGAGGTTAGTGCATTACGTGCGTAACAGCTGGAGAGCGCTGTGCAAGTTTTGCAAGCAAAAATGAGGGGGACAAAGCCTACAATTAAGGATATTACATTAGAGCTTGAACAGATTGTTAGTCCGGCTAATCTGCTTTGTGAAGAGGTATTGCCGCCCGAGGGAGCGGTCAGAGCGGACCCATATACAGTGGCCCTTTGCTGTTGTCTCTGCGAGAAGAAATTGCACTTCGGTGTCATCGCTTCGGAACCCGGCATTCGTCAATTTGAACAGCTCCTTGTGGAGTGTTTAGGCTTGCTTTGCTCGGCTTGTAATCGCCAAGTGCAGCAAAAAAATGGATTATAAAGGTACTGAAAGTGCTGCTGATTTCATATTAGATGAAGCAGATTGTAGTGATGGTTCTGTGGAAGTGGAAGTGTGTGAAGAGAGCTTGTCTGAGGTGTCTGACCTGATTGATAATTCTGTATGCGAGGAGGGAAATTCCGCAGAACTGTTTGCACAACAGCAGGCTTTTGACTGCGAAACACACATAGAGGCTCTAAAACGAAAGTTAAAGATCAAACCAAGGAGAAAGCCGTTCCAGGACCTTAGCTCGAGGCTTAATCATCCAGCTAAAAGAAAACCCTTAGACGACAGTGGGTATGCGGAAGATTTTGCTGGAGAGGTGGTTCAGGTAGATAAGACTAACTGTCCATCAGGGTCCGAGGGCTATGGGAGCTTTCCTTCGCAGGCGTCTAACAAAGAAAATGTTGAGAATTATACAAAGCTTTTGAAGGAAAGCAATGTGAAAGCTGCTAAATTGGCTACGTTCAAATCTCTGTTCACAATCAGTTTTACAGCTTTGATCCGGGTATTTAAGAGTGATAAGACTTGCTGTCGGCATTGGGTGGTGGTTTGTTTTGGTGCACGAGAAGAGCTGTTAGAAAGTTCCAAGGTGCTTTTGCAAAAACAGTGTGAATATATCTTTTTGTCTTACAGATCTTGTAAATATGGCTTTTTGAGCTTGCATTTGTTAGAATTTAAAGCTGCTAAGAGTAGAGAAACAGTTAGAAATTTGTTTTGTAATTTGTTGAACTGTGACAAAGACGAACTTTTAATTGACCCGCCAAAACTCAGAAGCCTCCCTGCAGCCACCTTCTGGTGGAAAAAGGGCTTTGCAGCTGATGTGTTTTCTTGGGGAGAGTTGCCTGATTTTATTGCACAGCAGACCTCTATAACACATCAGCAAGCAGAGCAACAGCCTTTTAGTCTTTCATCAATGGTGCAATGGGCATATGATCATGAATATTTGGATGAAGCACAAATTGCATATCAGTATGCCCGTTTGGCCAATGAGGACTACAATGCTGCAGCTTTTCTTAATTGTAACAATCAGGTTAAGCACGTGAAAGAATGTGCACAAATGGTTAAGTACTATAAAACTGCAGAAATGAGAGATATGTCTATGGGGCAGTGGATTAAGAAATGTCAGGATAAAGTAGAAGGAGATGGTGATTGGAAGGAAATAGTGAAGTTTTTGAAATTTCAGGGAATTAACATGCTTTCTTTCCTAGCTGCTATGAAGGACTTTTTGCAGGGTGTACCCAAAAAAAACTGCATTGTGATATTTGGGCCGCCCAATACAGGCAAATCTATGTTTGTGATGAGCTTTATGAAGTTTATGCATGGCAAAGTTATTTCTTTTGTCAATAGCAGAAGCCATTTCTGGCTACAGCCTTTAGCTTATGCTAAGCTTGCAGTTTTAGATGATGCCACATCTCAAACCTGGCTGTACTTTGATCAATACCTAAGAAATGGATTGGATGGCAATCCAGTGTCTTTGGATTGCAAACATAGAGCACCCACACAAATTAATTTTCCCCCTTTAATGATGACTACTAACATAGATGTAAAAAAAGACCCTACTTATTTATATTTGCATAGTAGAATAGTAACATTCGAATTCCCAAACACCTTTCCCTTTGATAACAAAGGGGAACCTGCTTTTGTGTTAAACGAACTTAGTTGGAAATCTTTTTTTGGAAGGCTTTGGAAACAGCTAGACCTGGGAGACCCAGACGCCGAAAATCAAGATGGAGGAGCTCGCAGCCCGTTTCGATGCTGTACAAGAGCGGCTGATGCAGATATATGAGTCTGGCTCTGTTACTTTAGAGTCACAAATTGAATATTGGACAGTTGTAAGGAAAGAGTATGCTTTGTATTATACAGCCAGGAAACAAGGTATCAAAAAATTAGGTCTGTATGTTGTGCCTTCACTGCAAATTGCAGAGCAGAAAGCCAAGGAGGCAATTAGAATGACTTTGTATCTGGAGAGTTTAAGCAAGTCACAATTTGGAGACTTGCAGTGGACACTGCCTGAAACAAGCCTTGAGACTTTTTCAGCGCCACCTGCAAACACATTTAAGAAAAAGGGAGCTCAGGCTATCGTCACATATGATAATGACCCTGAAAATAGGATGATGTATACAGTGTGGAAGGAACTTTACTATCAGGATGACGAGGAAATGTGGCACAAAGGAGAAAGCACAGTGAACCATGAGGGGATTTATTATGTGGACAATACAGGCAGGACTGTGTACTATCAAAGGTTTGCTCAGGATGCTGAGCGGTTTTCTAAATCAGGACAGTGGAATGTACAGTATGAAAACCAAGTCTTTTCTGCCCCTGTTACCAGTTCGAGTCGTCAGCTCCGGACCCCCAGAGGACAAGGACCCGAAGAAAGGCAAGACTCCACAGGAGCCCAGACCCATTCCCCAGCAGCCGGACCCAGACAACCCGCAGCCCCAGCCTCGCGAAGGCCTCCTGTACGGCCTTCACTACGAGGGTCGAGGGGGTCCCTATCATCTGCTGAACGAGGACCCAGACGAGGACGACGAGGGCCCAGAGCCGGGCGTCAAACGTCCACCAGTGACGGGTCATCCAGATCCAGATCAAGATCAAGGTCCAGGACCCGATCGCGGTCGCGCAGTCGGGGGCCAGAATCTGGAGGACAAGCTCCGGTCTCTCCTGAAGAGGTGGGAACAAGAACTCGAACACCTGAGACGCGCCCTACGTCAAGAATTGCTCAGCTTATAGAGGACGCGCGCGACCCTCCAGTGCTGCTGCTGCAAGGTCCTGCTAACAGCTTAAAATGTTTTAGACGCAGAAGTAAAACTCAGCACCCCTCTCTCTTTCTTTGTATGAGCACCTCCTGGTCTTGGGTTTGCAGGACTTCCACCCAAAAATTAGGGAATAGAATGCTTGTTGCATTTTCTGACGCTTCACAGAGGACTGCCTTTCTAAGTCGGGTGAAGCTGCCTCGCGGGGTTACATGGACTACGGGGTCTCTAAATGGTCTGTAATCATTAAACATGGTTCGTGCACAAAGGCGTAAGCGTGCTTCTGAAGACACCTTGTACAGGGGCTGTCTTGCAGGGCAAGACTGCCCGCCTGATATAAAGGCAAAATATGAGCAAGACACTCTTGCAGATAGAATACTCAAATGGGTCAGCACATTCCTATATTTTGGACACCTGGGCATAAGTTCAGGCAAAGGGACGGGTGGTCAGGGTGGCTACACACGCTTGGGAGGGTCTGGAGTGTCAGGGGGGAAAGGTACAAATGTTACACGCCCCACAGTTTTAGTAGATGCTCTCCCCCCTCCAGGGGTACCAATTGACACTGTGTCTCCTGATTCCAGCATCATTCCATTGCTTACAGACAGTGGCGGGGCCACAACCACAGATCTTATACCTGGGACTGGGGAAATAGAAATAGTTGCTGAGGTCCACCCACCCCCCACAAATGGGCAAGACAGTGTAATAATTGGGTTAGAGCCTGAACCCCCAGTGTTAGAAGTGACTCCTGAGCACACACCAATAGCCCCTAGGACTAGAACCACTGTTTCTAAACATGACAATCCAGCTTTCAATGCTTATGTTGCAAGCACTCAATTACCAGCGGAAACAGCTGCATCTGACAATGTCCACATTTTCCATGGCTTTGGAGGTGAAATTATAGGCGCCACTGAGGGTGCGACCTTTGAAGAAATACCTCTAGAAGAGTTCAACCCGCCTACACAAGGGCCTAGCAGTAGCACACCTGAGTCAGGCTTCAGGGGTGTTCTTGATAGATTTCAAAGACGCCTATATAATAGGCGTCTAGTCCAGCAGGTCAAAGTGACAAGGCGGAGCTTTTTGGACAGGCCCTCCTCCCTGGTACGCTGGGAATTTGATAATCCCACATATGAAGATGATGTTTCCCTGCTATTTGAACAGGATGTCCATAATGTTTCTGCAGCCCCAGACTTGGATTTTCAAGACGTAGTCAAGCTAAGTAGGCCTCATATTTATGAAAAAGAAGGGTACATAAGGTTAAGTAGACTGGGGAAAAAAGCTACCATTTCTACTCGGAGTGGAACCACAATAGGCAGTCAAGTGCATTACTACAGTGATCTAAGTCCAATACAACCAGTAGAAGAGATCCCCCTGCACACATTTAGCAGCACTGACAGGTCTGTTATAATGCAGCCTTTAGAGGAAAGTGTAATAATAGGGTCTGAATATTTTGATGAAAATGCAGTGATATATAATGAAGACACTTCACTGCTCCCTGAGTTTGCTGATGATGTGCTAGATGACCCTTATGAAGAAGACTTTGCAAATACAAGGCTTGAAGTGTCAGGCTCAAGTAGTAGGCAGACAATATATGTTCCTGATGGTATACCACCAGGGTCTGTGAGAGCTTTTGTTACTGACTATAACAACCACAGTACTGTCACCCCTGAAGGTAGTAATCCACTGCAGCCTGACATTATACACCCTGATATAGTTCCAGACATTATCCTGGACATATATACACCTGGCAGCACCTTTTACCTGCACCCTAGTCATTACAGACGTAGAGGACGAAAACGTAAACGGACTGTTTTTTAATTTTGCAGATGACGTTTTGGCTGCCAAGTTCAGGACGACTGTATTTGCCACCACCCACCCCTGTGGCCCAAATACTAGAAACGGATGACTTTGTGACACGGACTGACGTCTTCTATCAGACCAGTACTGAACGTTTACTGATGGTTGGACACCCCTACTATGACATAAAGGACCCAGAAGGAAAGCTATTAGTTCCAAAGGTTTCTGGAAGCCAATTTAGGGTTTTCAGACTAAGACTTCCAGATCCTAATAAATTTACCTTCCAGACACAAAATTTATACAATCCTGATAAGCAAAGACTGGTGTGGGCTATGAGAGGGATAGAAATATCACGAGGGCAGCCTATAGGAATAGGTGTTACAGGCCATCCTTTTTTTAACAAGCTAAAGGATGCTGAAAATCCAACAACATACCCTACTGTAGCTGCTGATGACAGACAGAATGTGTGTGTGGACTCTAAACAGGTGCAAATGTTCATTGTAGGGTGTACCCCTTGTGAGGGAGAGCATTGGGACGCAGCAAAGCCATGCACACCTTTAAAAGCAGGAGAATGTCCCCCATTGGAGCTTGTCAATAGCACTATTCAGGATGGGGACATGTGTGACACAGGTTTTGGCATCTTAAACTTTAAGAATCTGCAAAAAACAAAGTCTGACAGCCCATTAGACATTGTAGCTGAAACAGTTAAATACCCAGACATTTTAAAAATGTGCAATGAGCCCTATGGCAATCAGATGTGGTTCTATGCAAAGCGTGAGCAAATGTATATTCGTCACTTATGGTCCAGAGCTGGTAGTATTGGAGATGAGGTCCCCCCTGCTGGGGGGGCTGACCCTGGTGATTATTTGTACCCCTCATCTGCAAGGGACAAGCAAATGGTACCCCCTGTATACTTTGGAACTCCTAGTGGATCTTTGGTTTCAAGTGACCAAAACATATTCAACAGACCGTTTTGGATTCACAAGGCTCAGGGTATTAATAATGGCATAGCCTGGAATAATCAAATATTTGTTACTGCTGTAGATACCACCAGAGGCACAAACTTTACTATTTCTGTCCCCACTGATGAGGAGGCAGAGCATGAAAGGCTGCAGCAGTACACAGCAAACAAATTTAAACATTATAACAGGCATGTAGAGGAGTATGAAATTTCTATGATTATGCAGCTGTGTGTGGTAGATCTGTCTCCTGAGACCCTTGCACACTTACATTCCATGAGTCCTTCAGTATTGGAGGGCTGGAATTTAGGATTCATACAACCTCCAAACAACCTGGAAGATCAATACAGACTAATAACCTCTGCAGCTACACGCTGCCCCACTGACAAGGACACAAAAGTTACAGAAGATCAGTATGCCAAATACAAGTTTTGGGACATAGATCTAAGTGAACGCTTTACCCAGAACCTAGAGCAGTCAAATCTGGGGCGCAAATGGCTGTTTCAAATAGGCAAAAGGGCTACTAAACGGTCTGCACCGAAAACGGTCACATTTGAATCCAAAGCATCTAAAAGGAGGCGCAAAAATGTGTGAGTGAGTAACTGTCTGTATGACTAAGACTGATAAATAAGTTTGTTGATGCCAAAATGAGACACCTGCACGCTAATAAAGATTGATTGTGATCTGTACAGTTGAGTATAGTCTTTGATTTCGCCTCACCCAGTTCCTCTCTTGCCAATATATTGTTTCACACAGCACCCGCTTGCCAAGTAATACTCAAAAGCATTCACCCCACCCGATTTTCCTAACTTTGCAGCCAATTTTCATTGGCTATAATCCCAGGGATCAAAATCCTGGCACCTATATCAAGGTTGCAAAAAGATACTGAGTCAGTCTGGCTGTCTGCCAGTGCAAGTCTGAGCAAAAAAGCCCGTTTTCGGTCAGAAAACTTCTGCCAAGGTAAGTAGTGATTGCTAACAACAATCTCGTATCTAAAAAACTTGGAACTTGACCGTAAAGGGGTTGCACCGTTTTGGGTGCATATATAAGGGTGAGCAGGGTCTGCATTAGTA